AAATAGTTATTTAACTTCAGAAATACGTTCTAGAATGGGTAAGCAAAATAAAGGAAGAATCCCATGGAATAAAGATAAAACAAACGTCTATTCAGAAGAAACACTAACTAGTATGCGAAAAGCAGCTAAAAAAAGAAAAGGTTCAAAATCATCCAATTGGAAAGGTGGGTATTATACAAATAATATCCCTTTATATGATATTTATATTACACATCTTGAGTATGCTGAAGAATGCAAAAGAAATGATAACGATGATAAAGTTTTAGATCTTAGATGTACATACTGTGGAATGTGGTTCACACCCACAATACAACAAGTTTATGAACGGATTAGAGCGTTAAATGGAAAACAAGGTGGAGAACAAAGATTATATTGCTCACATAAATGTAAAATGGAGTGTTCTATATATGCTCAACATAAATATCCAAAAGACTTTAAACATATTACATCACGAGAATTACAGCCCGAACTCCGTCAAATGAGATTTGAAATTGATAATTACACTTGTCAAAAATGTAATAAACACAAAGATGAACTACAAGTTGGGCTTCATTGCCATCATTTTGAAGGAATACGATGGGAACCTCTTGAATCAGCAGATATAGATAAGTGTATAACTCTATGCAAAATTTGTCATATAGAAGTGCATAAAAAAGAAGGATGTGGGTATTACGATTTGAGGTGTAAATAAGATGAGAGACCCCAATAGAATCGAGCCAATACTTTCGTTGATAAGGGAGATCTGGTATAAATATCCAGATCTCCGTTTAACTCAATTGATTATGAATTCTTTAAAAATGAATCAAGATCCTTATTATGTTGAGGATGAAATTTTAGAAAAAGCATTAAAAAAATATATAAAACTAATGGAGGGAAAACATTGATCATAAATCCAACATTTAAAATACAAAGTGAAAATAACATTTTCACAATCAGAGAAAAAGAATATAAACAGATTTTACCCATTGTTTCCCAAATAATTAAACCAGTTGAGGATATAGGATTTCAAATAGTTGAATTAGCATTAAAAGACTCTAGATTTTCATCTGGAGAATTATCAAGAACGGTTAAACAAACTTTGGTTATAAGACTGCAAAAAGGAAACTCAAATATAGATTTGAGTATATTCCTTCCAAAATTAATTGATAAAAATTATATTGCAATCAACGGAAGGAGGAAAATACCTTTATTTCAACTGTTCGATATACCAATAGTTACTCGGGGAGAATCGATAAAATTAAGAACCAACGTTGCAACATTGATGGCATATAGAGACAGAGAAGCACCTCATGCAAAAGTTAGCTTCTTAGGAAAAAAGGTTCCATTATCATTAATGATGTTAGCATATTATGGACCGGTAGCTTTAGACTCCAGATATGATTTTGAACATTTAAAATACGAATCCAATAGTGACATATTATATGAAAATTTGATGGAAGACTTAGTTTTAACAATAGAAGACTCTAAAGGTTACACTCAAGATGATTACATACAAGAGTTGGGAAAATTATATTCAAGATATAATTCTAAATCGAAAGGTGAAGATATTATTTATGCCTTAGAAGTAATTCCAAAAATAGATGTTATGACATCGATGTTTTTAACAACTAATTCTTTAATTGAAGAATTATTATTGGCAATTCAAACTCAATATGTAGATGATACTCTTTTCACAAATAAAAGAGTTCGATGTTTTGAATATGTTATTATATCAAAAATATCCAAGATTATATTTGACTTATGTTTTTCAAACAGAACTTCTAGACAACCAAAGTTTAATATAAATTCAAATCAGATATTAACTGAGTGTAACGTATCTGATATTGTACAATTTGATTTTTCAATCAATCCAATTGAGGAATTAACAAAATTATCACGAATTAGTCTCTTAGGGCCGGGTGGATTTAAAAGAGAAAATATTCCAAAACATTTAAGAGATATATGTCCATCTATGTTTGGAAGGATATGTCCAGTTGATACCCCCGATAGAGATAATTGTGGAGTCTTACAAAATTTAATTCCAAATGTTCCTCTTGATGATAATTTAAAATTTACATCTGAAACTTGTGAACACCAACCAATTTCTATACCCGTCTCTATGGTTCCGTTTTGTGAACACGATGATCAAACCAGATTACAAATGGCGTCATCTCAAATGAGACAGTCAATTATGTTAAAGGAATTTGATAAACCATTAATTCAATCAGGTTGTGAAGGACTATATACAGATCAAACTCAATTTTTAAAAAGAGCCAAAAAAGATGGAGAAGTTATTCATATAGACGATAAATTTATTATTGTAGTTTATAATAACAACGATGTTGATATGTTTAACATTGAATATCGTAAAATATATGTTGAACATTTAGATTTTATGAATGTTTATGTAAAACCTGGAGATAAATTTAAAGCGGGTGATATTCTTGCAGAAAGTAATTACTGTAAAAATGGTGAGATAACATTTGGTAAAAATCTATTAACAGGAGTAATGGTATATTATGGAAATAATTATGAGGATGGTATAGTTATTTCTGATAGACTTGTTAAGGAAAATCAACTTACATCTATCCATTATAAAGATTTATCATTTACTTTACCACCATATAAAGTACTATTATCATTAGATGAAAATGAATATAAACCACTTCCGCTTCAATATGAAACTATAGAAAAAGGTTTGCCGTATGCAAGAATACAAGGATTGTCAATTGATGATTTATATTCTCAATTTGGAGAAGAGTCATATCTTCAAGCAGAAAAGAAATATATAATTTCAGAAGTCAAAATATATGCAAACAATTGGAATTCTGATATTCTTGAATTTGATGATTGGGTTTTGAAAACTATTGAATCTCAAAAAGAAAAAGAAAATGATCTCAAGAAAATTATATATAGTAAATTTTCTAAAGATCAAGCAAATCAAATTATAAAGGAACATGGGTTAGATCTATATTCATTTGTTGGTAAATATAAAAACAAAAGAGAAAAGATAAATGGTATCCATATTAAAATAGCAGGTATTTATCAAAGACAAATTCAAGTTGGAGATAAGGTTGCTAATCGTCATGGGAATAAGGGTATTATTTCAAGAATAGTTCCTCATGAGAAAATGCCCAAATTGGAAGATGGTCGTCATCTTGATATATGTATTAATCCTCTTGGTATTATCTCTAGAATGAATATTGGGCAATTATATGAACTTCATTTAACAATGTCGTTTTATGATTTGATTAATCAACTCATGGATATGTTATCAAATAGTACTCAAGAAGAGGTTAGAGAACATTTATTAGGATTCATTAAAATCATTGATAAGACAAAAGATAACTGGTATTCAAAACAATTTATTGATGAATTACCAAAAACTATTACTTCTGATTTTATATCAAATTTAACACTTATACAACCTCCATTTGAATCTTGTAAAATGGAAGATATGAAAAAAGCATTAGAATATACAGGAACTACCTTCAAGCAAAAATTATATGATCCAGTATCCAAGCAAGAAATACAAAATGAAATTGCTTGCGGTTACATCTATTTCTTAAGAATGGTTCATATTGCAGAAGAGAAATTAGCCGCCAGAGGAATTGGCAGTTATGCAAAACGAACCCTTCAACCACTGGGAGGAAGAAAAAATAAAGGTGGTCAGAGATGTGGTGAAATGGAAACTGCCTGTATTATTGGTCATGATGCTCCATGTAATTTGTTTGAGTTTTTAACCACAAAGTCTGATTGCATTGATCTTAAAAATAGATATATTAGAGATTTTATTGATTCAGATTTAGTCGACGAAAGTAAAGAATTAGATACGACTCCTGAATCAGTAAAATTATTAAATTCATATTTAACCGTGTTAGGAGTTGAACACAAATGAGCAGACAAGATGACTTCAATTTAGAGAGATGGACATCCTCATCTTCATCTTAAATTCTATTGCTCGAATGATTCTGAACACGATATAGATTCAGAAGAAATGATATTATGGTCGGCGCAAGTAGAGACACAGTTTTATGATGAAAATTTTATGGAGTTGTAAGGGGGAGATATATGAATAAAGAATGTTTACCTGATATACAATGCTCAGTACCGGATATTCAAATTCCAATAATGCAAGTAGGAGTTGAGAATGTTGAAGTTCCATTTAGACTCGAATCTAAATATGGTGGATTCCATCAACTGACTGCAAACGTTGCTTTGACAACAAATCTTGATAAAGCTACCAAAGGTATTTCAATGTCTCGACTTCTGCTAACATTAAAACCATATTTAGAATTACCATTAAAAAGTGCTTTAATAAAAATTATACTTGAGGATTTGATAAAAAATCTTGAAACGACTAAGGCAACTATGAAGTTTGAATTTCGGATGCCTATTACAAGAAAATCAATTATATCTGATAATGAATTTCCAATTTATTATAAATGTAAATTTGAAATGACTAGACAACTTGACAGGACATCTGATTTAACATGGTTCTATCAAGGAGTTAAGATTCAGTATGCGTCCTATTGTCCTTGCTCTGCTGAACTCTGCGGGGCGTTAGATGAAAAGGGATATCCTCATAACCAAAGATCATTTGCTGATGTATTAGTTGAAGTTGTGAATAATCATTATGTCTGGTTGGAAGATATAATTGAAACAGTTGAATCACAAATTAAAACTCTACCATATCCCGTAATTAAAAGAATTGATGAGCAGGAGATTGCCAGAGTAGCAGCACAAAATCCAATGTTTGTTGAAGATGCAATTAGAAAAATATCTAAAGCATTGGATGACCGAGATGATATTTATGACTGGATTGTGAAGTGTGTTCATGAAGAATCAATCCACACATCTGAAGCAATTGCAATTAATTGGAAGGGAATGACTAACGGGTTCGATGGGAGGCGGTTTATATGAAACATATTGATGTATCTGTTTCATATGGTTTTGGAAGTGATAACAGATACAATGATACTGGTGGAATTCCTCAGAGCATACAATTAGCATTATACAAATACCAATTATATCAAGAACAGAAGAAACAAATATTTAAGGCAGTCAGTAGAAGCCATACTCATGTTAAAGTTGTACACATGCCCCTGGATTTTTTAAGACATGATCCATGGTCTATGTTTGAAATGATAAAAGAGTTGAGAAATGAAGTTGGATGTTGTACATATGTAGTCCATCCCAATAAAGGAATTGGTTCATTCTTAACACATTTCTTAGATCAACATATGATGGATGTTACTTTATGTATTGAAAACTTTCCATGGAGAAAGAAAAAAGAGCTTCGAAACCCCTTGAAAATGATAGAATATATAGGATGGTTAAAAGAAGATTATGAGTATGTTGATAGACGTTTAAGGTTATGCATAGATACAAGCCATACAGATGATATATGGTTCGAGTATCAATTGATGTATTTTCTACTTCCTTATACTGATGTTATTCATCTATCAAATAGATCAGGAAAAAATCAACATCTTCCATTTAACTCAGCTAAGGGGGATTTAAATCTTGTTGGTTTTGTAAAGGATTTGAAGGGAAGATATGATTGGGGCGGAGATATTGTTCTTGAATATATGCCAGAGTGGAGTCATAAACTTTATCAAAATGTAGAATATATAAAGAGGTTACTTTATGGACCCAGTAGAAGAAATCCTAAACGTGCCATTTAAACCATGGGAATATATGACTTATTCAACGCGCCGGTTTGTTATTCATCCCATCAATAATAGAAGAAATTGGTATAAAACAAGGAGTCATGACTATAGAGCAGTATTTGAAACTCTTGAAAATTATAATAAAACTACATGGAAACTTGGTGATGTTGTAAAATTTGGTAAGGGTTATTATCTTAAAGCCATCGATTGGCAAGCTTGGTTTCTTAATGAGAAAGATTTTGATCAATATCTTAAAAAACATAAAAGATATAATAAATCAATTCCAGCTTATGCCAGAAATCAATATGCGATAGTTTTAGCAAGGTATAAATGGACAAAATATAAAGGATACATGACTTACATAGATTATGGTAGCTTCATTATGATGTTAACGGGAAGTAAAATAGGCCACATAAGAAAATATTATGTAGTTAATCCATATGAATTTATAGGAGCATATCCATATGTTAAAATGCGTTATAATTTAAACCATGATCGATTATTTCATGGAGTTGAAAGGGTAAAAGATGTAACACATTTCTTAGAAAATCTCGTGAGGAAAATTGCTATATGAAAATTGAAGATGTTATTGAAATCTATAAAAAAGAAAGATATTACGAAACCTGTGTGTTTGGTAATTATGAACAAATCCAAGCTTTAAACTTTGCTAGCTTTCTTCTATTTTTAAAGAAATATATAGACAAAGCATTAAAGGCATACGCGGGAAAATGGGATACTGAGTTACCTCCGTGGTTATTAACAACCACAGAATTTGAGCAGGATGGAACTGCACCAGTTAAAGCATATGAAGAAGTAGTAAAAATTATGGCACTAGCAGGTGCTACATTAGAAACTTATACATCTATAAATCCCGAAAAATGGCGCGAAGATTTAGAAGCGCACATGAGTAAATGGAAAGATTAAAAATTCAAAGGAGATAACTCAATGGAACAAGTAGAAACAAATTTATCAGACATGATTAGACAAGATGAACCACCGGTATTTGAAACATCGAATTTGGACTTACCGGAAGATACAACAGAAGTAATATCAGAGGATACAACAGAAGCTGTAGAAGAAGCCCAAGCGGAAGCAATTTCAATTACTCCTCTTAATACATGGTTTGAATCTAATGCGGAATCATTTCAAAATGTCAATCGAGTTCAGGTTGAAATTCGTGGAGTTGATCCCTCAAAAACTTTGATAATGGCAGTACTTGATGATCAAGGTGAAGTTAACGGCCATCCAAGCAGAGACCTTCAACTTTTCAAAAATGCTGACATTCAGCCGGTATTGAATATTCCTGCAGTTGATATGCAGATTTATAACAATGGATTCAGAATTATTTCATCTTATGATGATAACATTATTATTAAATCTTACGGTGTAAGAACAGGGCTTATCTGTGTATTCTGTAACAACATTGCCGGAAAAGCGATTCCTTATAAGGTCATAAAAGCAAAGAAAAAAGATGAAGTTGTTGAAGTTTCTCGATTAGATGCAGCAGCAGTTGCCATCAAACTATCTCAAGATGCTGACCTGGAAGCATTACAATTACTTTATAAACAAAGTAGTAAAGTAATTGAAGATATGACTACAAATCAAACAGTGGTTGATTGGTTATTAGAACGCCAGAACGAAGTAACGGATATCAACCATCATCTACAAATTGATAATGTTATTATAAACATTCTGTCATAAATGATTTGGGATGGGCGGAATATGTTTAGTTAACCCATATACTAAACAACACAGGCCTTATTCCGTTCATCCCCTTTCAGGTTAATTATGAAAATAAATCCAAATTTAAAATTAGTGTTAAAAGATTTATATTTATATGATATTGAAGCATGTCATTATAATATAGTGAAAAAAATGGGATTGGATGTTTCCAATTTGGATGAGAATGATAAGCTCGATAGAAATATTGAAATTGGTAAAATGATGAGAAAGAATCCTAGATTAACATCAGTTATAAGAAATACAACTCGTTCTATTATTGATGAATACATAAGAAGAAATGATATTAAAGATGATGAAATTGTTATTAGACAATATGATGGTATGATACTGACCAGGGGTTTACAAGAAACTAATGTTGGACAGCTTCCTTTAAATCGTAGAAGATTTTATCAAGTCTTTATTGCTTCTATTGATAGATCAAAATATATATCATTGGATAGTGCGGAAAAAACTTCCATTAAAGGAATACCATTTAGATATCCTCATATAGACGCTGTTTATCAAAAAATATGTAAGTTAAATTTTGGAAAGAAGGGTGCTATATTCAGAGGATTGCAAAATATAAAAGATGCTTTCTTGAACTCAAATGATTCTAAATTATTCGGAGTTCCTTTAAAAAACGGGAAATTTAACATCTTTCTTAAACGATATGGAGAAATGCAGGTATCTGAACAAACATTAAAAATCATGGATACAGATGATATTGATAAGAAAAGATATTTTGATTTCTACATTATACCGTTCACTAAAAGTATAACATATGAATTTGTGAGGTAATAAATGGAAAAAACAATATTAAACATTGCAGCAGGAAAATTTGAACCGATAGGAATAAGTCAAGAAGAAACAGTATTTTTAGTTAATTTAGATATTATGTATTATGATCATACTGATGTAGCAGTCATTGAAAAAGAATATGATGACTGGACACAACTTCGAGATAAAATATTTTACTGTGCTGAAGATGCAGTTACATTTATGGAAAGAACAAGAATGATGTTTGATAAAGTATGCATATATAGATTTCTAGAACATGTTTCATTTACAAACGTTCAATATTTTATATATCTTTTATCTACAATTACTACTATAGGATCATGGCTTGATATTATAGTTCCCAACTATAAAATATTAGCTCAAAATATTTTAGATGAGAATATAAATGATGTAGATTTCGAGTCTAAAAATATTGAACTAACAACAGAACTTCTAAACGAACCATCATGCCCACATGCATCTATATGGACACCAGCTAGAGCCAGACATTTCTTTGGATTAGAAGGAAGATTCAGGGTCGAAGATGTAATTGAGAATTATGAATTTGATGGTCGGAATATATATATGAGATTCTGGGCAAAGAGAATATGATACTACATGCAAAAGCAAGCGATCATGGCGGTGGACTCCATATATCAAGACCTACCAGGAGAGAAAAGTTATATTATTCTGAACTAGCGATCTTTGTTTATCCTAATGGAAGAGTTGAAATAGGTAAAAACAGGAATGGTAACCTTGGTGATGCTACATTGGAAGATGCTATACATCACTTTTCAATGATACTAGCAAAACTTAAATTGAAAGATACAAACCTTGATATGTTTAAAGAAGGACTATATAAACTCCTTCATGAAAAAATAACAAATACCTTGAAAGGGGATTATTATGAGAGAACCATTTGCTCAGAGAGCGCAGGAGATGGGTCTAACTGTAATAGGAGCACATAAAGGTCTATTTACATATGAGGATCAATATTCTCAGCTTGTTTATAGACAATTATACACAAGTTTTATAAATATCAATGAAGAAGATAGACATGAAACCGATGGAAGTCCGACTCCACTCATTGCCATTTATACAAGACCCACAGCAGACGTAGATTTTAAATATGTTGGATATGTATCAGATTTTTATCAATTTATTGGAAACAATGTATTATGTCAACGGGTTAGAGATTCAGTTCAGGCAGTTGGTATGCCAATTTTAACTGAAAATACAATAATGAGCTGGGATCATACAAGGATGAGAAATGAAATCATTATTCAAAGCAGTCAGAACCACGCCCAAGCGGGGGATATTCTACCCGTTATGGTTGTTAATAATAGCTATAACGGAACTCGCGCTGCTACCATCGCTTTTGGTCTCGCTATGGAGTATAACAATAATAGGACTGTTTTCGCTTTTTCTCTTGGTGAAATGCGCCAGGTTCATATTCAAAGCGCCACAACAGAAATGCGATCAGCAATAACATCCTACATGCAAGTGTTTTCAGAAAATATTGCTGATATGATAAGCCAAAGCTTCAACAGCACAGTAACAGAAGAGGATATGATGACCCTGTTAGATGTTATTGATCAATATGGCCGAAAGAGAAGAGATGCAATCTCAACTCTATTAGCAGAGATTCAACCTGCTGAAGCTGGGCTTCCTTCAGCTTGGCAGATATTCTTAGCTATTGTAAGATATAGTAGTTTCGAACCGAATCTCAATATGAAAAGATTACTGGAGAACGCAGCAGAAAGCGTCCTGGTAATCCCAAGAAGGATGCATGAAGTCCTAGATGAACTTCAAACATCATAAGGAATCCGACATAAGATTCCTCCCTTTCGTACCGACGAAAGTCGGGATTGATTGGGTGATTGGGGGATAATATCGACTGGGTTGATCGCCAGTTATTAGTATACATTATTCCCCTTTCACTTTTTTTTTGGAACAAAATATAAAAAGGAATAGAGAATGGCATCAAATAGTCCGTTGTTAAGTTATTGGCATCCAGATATAACATATGATTTTACGTTAAGAATAGGTGAATCCGATTACTCAACCGATTTAGTAAAAGTTGAAATTAGATCCGGTGTTAATTTACCATATCAGCATATATTTCTTGATATTTTCATGGATCCAAGAGATATTTTATCAGAGCAATTATTTGGACAGCAACCTTTAAAACTTATAATAAGATTAAAAGGAAAAGAAACAGTAGGATTTGGAGATGATATTAATTTTGATTTAATATACATTAATGCCGAAGGAGAATATGCTCCAGCCCAACAAAGTTATCTTACTGATCAATGGGAACGATCAATAGTAAGATTAAAAACATTATGTTCAAAACCATATCAAACAATGTCAAGTATGGTAAATGAAGTCTATTTCAATTCAACTCCATATAATATAATTACAAATTTAATAAATAACAATACAGATGCAGAATTAAAATATGATCCAACGGGGCAAAGCAACCTTACAATTGATCAGTTATTAATACCTCCTACTACTATATATGGAGTAGTGAAATATTTGAACAGAACATATGGAGTTTTTAATGGCCCTCTTGGCTTTCATTGTTCATTTGATAACAAAGTTAAGGTACAAAATTTAGCAAGTAAAGTAAAAGATGCACAGAAATTTACCTTATATTTATTAGCTACAGATAGACAAAATGAAGAAGATATATATAAAGGTAATGATACCAAAGATACTTCGTTTTTCTATACAAAATCAGCAGTTAGTAGTGCATATCAAGGAAATTCTGTTTTTTCTACGGCTGCCCCAATTAGAAAATATATTGTAAAACCAAGTAATACACTCTACCAAAATATTGATATTAACACTGAATCATTTGCAAAAAAATATGGAATTATTGAAAAAAATAATCCATCTATATATTACAACAAAGAAACAATAAATACGAGTAAAAGAATTTCATATCATAAAGATCAGACTGGATATAACAGCGATCAAACATTTATAAATTCAACATTATCTCCATATCTTGTAGACATGGCAACATTAGAAGCAGATATAGAAGGAAATCTGCCTGTATTAAATCTCATGGAAGTTGGAGAACATGTTAAAGTAGTTAGCCAAGTTGATGATCATCTTAAATTAGGCGGATCATATATATTAAAAGGAAGCAGCATTCAATTTATGAAAGCAACTAGTTGGGAAGCGAACGCAAAGATTTTTATGTCAAGAACGAATATTGCGATGCAATAATTAGAACAAATAATAAAGGAGAATAGTATGGCAGCAATATCCGCAGCAAAAGCAATGATAGATACAGATGATTATGTTGCAGAGTATTTGCGATGTAAAAACAATTTTCACTATTTCTCTAGTCATTACATTTATATCGAAATACCAGGAAAAGATATATTACTAAAACCTTATGGAAAACAATCAGAACTAATTGATGTGATTGAAAATAAGAAATATGTTTTAGTTCTTAAAAGTAGACAGATTGGTATTTCAACAATCATTCAAGCATATGCTTGTTGGTTAACAGTATTTTATAATAACGCTGTAATTGGGATTATTTCAAAGGATGGTGCTGAAGCTACTGACTTTGCAAGAATCATAAGAGGAATGTTTGAAAAACTTCCAGAATGGATGAAACCTGTTGGGGGTTCTCAGGGGCGTGGTTTATCAAAAAGGACTGAGCGTTCATTTATTTTAACAAACGGAAGCAAGGTTTATGCATCTCCTGTCAATCCTAATGCTCCTGATAAAACTCTTCGTGGTAAGGCATTAACATTTTTGGTTATAGATGAGGGGGCATTTGTTACTCATATTGAATCAGCTTGGACTTCAATGGTTCCCGCTTTATCAACAAATCAAATGCAAGCAAGAAAAGCTGGAATACCGTATGGTACTGTTGTACTTTCAACACCAAATAAAACTATTGGAATAGGCCAATGGTATTTTGAACAATACATGCGAGCTATTTCAAGAGATGATATCTTTGAACCATTTGTAATTCATTGGAAAATGATTCCTGAATTAGCAAATGACCCATTTTGGTATAAAACACAATGTAGGTTGTTTAATAATGATCCAAAGAAAATTGCTCAAGAATTAGAATTAAAGTTTTTGCCAGCGGAAGGATCATTCTTTGAGGCAGATACTGTTGAAAAGATGCAAGATTCATGTGTTACTCCAATAGAAATTCTTAAATTATTTAATGGAGAAATTTGGAAATTTCAAGAACCATTACCTCAACGAACTTACATGATTGGCGTCGATACAGCACCAGAGCATGGTGCAGATAAATCTGCTATCACAGTATGGGATTATCAAACATTAGAGCAGGTGTGGGAATATCAAGGAAAGTGTAAAGTTCTTGATTTCTTAAAGATAGTACAACTTGCAGCTACTGCATATGCCAACGGACCAATAATTGTTGAATCAAATTCATATGGAAATCAAGTTGTTGAACATATAGGTCAAACAACTTTTTCACATAGATTATATAGAGAAAAAAGAGGACCACATACAATAGTTCCGGGTCTTTCAAATAATGCGAAGACAAGACCTTTGATGATTGACGCTTTATATTCATATATGACTGAATTTCCTGAAGCTGTTAAATCTCAAAGACTTGCCCTCGAACTTACAGGACTTGTATCTAAATCAAGTGGGCGAGTTGAAGCTGATACAGGATGTCATGACGACTTAGCATTATCTGCAGCGTGTTGTATGTATGTAAGAAAATATGATCCTCCTTTAATGCTTGAAACTAGTGGAGAAAGTTATTCAGGAACTATGGAAATTATGAAAGATATTGTTAGTTTTAATACAGATGTGCCTTTAGAAATCACCAATGAATCTATAATGAAATCTGTTAAGAAAAATTTGGACAAAAATCTTGGCTTTGTAGATATCATGGAGTTATATAACAAGGAATAATAATATGGATAAAAATAGATACTTTGATGAAGAATATTTAAATGAGTTATTCTCACTCCCGATTGGAATGAAAGTTGAAGCGGTAGTCGATGGGCAGAAGTTTTATTCTTCTCAAAAAATCAAAGAAGCATTTATAAAATCTATCGGCTCAACTGGTAGATCAGCTGGAATTTATAAGCAGATTAAAAGTTTGGTTATGAAGAAAAAGCTTTTAGTTCCTTGTTATCTTACTAAAAATATGTTTAGATTTTTTGTTCATAAAATGATAGGAAAAGCTGAAGATAAATCGGTTTTGGGTTTCTATCATATGATACAAAAAAGAGTTTTTATATTAATTGATAATACAATTTCTACAATTGGTACTGCACAAAATGATTTTTTAGCTAGTACTACAATGCATGAATGTGTCCATTTATATGCTGATAGAATGAAAGGTAAATTCATAAAAACATTTAAAGAAGAGTTATCGAGATATTATATTTCATATTTTTCAAAAACATTTAGTCTAAAAACTAAACCAAATGTTGTTCCATTAATTAACTTCATTTCTACCTTCGAGTATAAAAGATCGGAACAAATGAATAAACAGCTATCTACATACTATAGCTTATTAGAGAAAATATTAAAACCTCATAGTATTTTAAGCGATGAGGAATTTACTAAAGTGTTGACAGATTTAATAATAATAATTAAGGTATACTTAATAAATTTTTCAACATTTATAAGGATGTATAGACAATATAAACATGTAATTGGTCCACTTGATAGAGCATACCAAGAAGCATTCGGAAAGAGAAATAAATATACCACACCTTATCAAGAGTTGTCATCTGTATCTGAAGTTATATGCGTCCTTGCTGAAATGAAACCAACACATTCTAAAATAAAGAAAATGTTTAAAGATATGGCATAGGAGTTTAATATATGGCTATACGAGGTGACAATATTCCCCCAAATAAAACCCCGGGTAGTATTACACAAACCGCTGATTCGCAGATAGATCGTATTGGGAATATTAGCAATGTCTCAAAAACTGTATCCAATATGCAACAAGATGTAAAACAGAGAATTACTGAAACCAAACAAGCGGTAGATGAAGGTCAACAAATCAGTACAGTTCAAAAATCTATGACGACAGTCTTAGATAAGCTTGCAGATACAGTTGGCGCCCTTTCAAGTGGTGTTAAAACAATTACCGTAGATACTGCCAAAGCAACTAAAGATTCTATTGCACAATACGGAAAAGCTATAAGCGAGGATATTAGCTTTAATAAACAGCACACAGTTGCAATGGCATTAGCAAAAACAACTCCTATATATGGATATTTTGCAGCTAAATTTATGGAGACAGATGTTTTCAAAAAAGCTGCTGAAAGAATGAAAACATCTATCGGCAAGGTATTTGGTAGTTTAGCAGGAATTTTTAGGCGAGGTAAAAAAGGTGCAGGTGAGGATACTGCAATACCAAAAATGCAGTCAGGTGGTTATGTAAAGAAGGGGGGTTTGGCGGAAGTACACGCTGGAGAAGTTGTAGCTCCAATTGAAAAAATTCTAAAACGAATTGATGATAGTATCACTACTACTAAAGATTTAGCAAAAATTACTGAAAAAACTGCTCTGCATATGACAACAGATTTGAGGGGTTATATTAAGAGTAGCTCGGCATCTGATAAAAGTCAGATGAATATATTCCGTAGTTTTATTAGAACCTATAAGGAAGTAGGTGAGCGAGCATTTACAGAACAACCTGTAGAACGTATGGCTAGATCATTGCTTGCTATTCAGGATACTCTTGGAGCTCAAATTGGTAACATGGAACAAGTTTGGCAAGAAATGTTGGCAAACCATCCAACTCTTGTAAAATTAAGAATTGGTATGAAAGCTATTAGTGGCTCTTTTACAGCTCCATATAGAATTTTTAGAGCTTTTATGAGAGTAAGGGGGTTTGGAGGATATCGAACTAAACTTTCTAAAGCTAAAAACCCAATGCAAGCAACTGCAGAAAATATAGCAACATTGTATGTTGATTTAATGTGGCGTCTAGATAATATGTTGCCTATTATGAAATTAACAGCTGAAGCTTCAAGAGACACTGCTTCAAAACTTACAGGAAAATCATATAAAAGAGTTAAAGGTATTCCTAAAGAAAAAACCTGGTCTATTAATCAAGTGGCATCTGCTGCTCTTGGTCTTATTCCTGGATTAGCAATTGGTGGTTTGGGAAAAGGAGTTGGAAAACTAGGAAGTAAGATATTTAAAGGGAAAACTGGGGAAGTATTTGAAAAAGGTGGAGATATTACTGGAAGTATTGCTAAATGGTTAATAACTGGTGGTGGACCTCAAATAAAAAGTAAAGGATTGTTAGCTAAAGCAGGAGCTGGATTTAGAGATCTATTTATTAAACAAGAAGACAAAACCCTTTTAGGAGCTGCTAAAGGACATGGTCCAGGAACAGTCGAAGGAATAACAGTAACGATTCAAGGAATACAACAACAAATTGAAGATTATTATAAAAACTTTTTTCCTATTTATAGAGATTTTATAACACAACAAAAAGAAATAACCGAATGGAAGTTGTCAGATATGCGAAATGAGATAGAAAGAAAAAATCTCGAACATGGAGTTCTACTACTAGAACATAAAAAAGCAGAAATCGAATATCCGAAACTTTTAGAAGAAAGAAAAAATAAAAAGAAAGAAAAGAAAAGAAGAAATCTACTTGAAAGAGCTGCCCAAAGTTCAATTTCTATGGGTAGTCGTTTAAGAAAATTCTTAACTAAAGATAGAATATGGAAATGGGTTATGATGATAGGAGGGATTCTTTCAAGTGTATTCACTGGTGTAATAAGTACTATAACTTCATTATTTGCACCAGGTGGTATTATAGCAAGTGCTATCATGGGCATTGGACCTAAATTAGCTGCCGCTGTTACATCAGGTCCATTTTGGGCAGCAATTGCTGCAGCAGGCATTGGAGCCTTAATAGGAACATGGATAAACGATGAAATTGTTAAACCGTGGTTAGATAAAAAAGAAAAAGAAAAAAGAAAACAAGTCATTAAGCATCAACAATCAGAAGATAAGCGAACAAAAGAAGCATTAAAAGCTGCAAGAACTACACCTGATCCGGAAAATGTAAAACAACTTACTAAACAATACTTCGGACAACAACAATTAAAATTAAAAAGACTAGGCATATCATCAGCAGCTAATAAGAGTATGCAGGGGTTTGGAATACTTGGAGAATCTAGTTTACTAGCAATTCAAACTGGTATGGAACAATACAGAAATGAAAATATGCAAGAATATTTGCTGTACGATGCAGCGTCTGTACTTAATATGAGAGAAAAATGGGATAAAGAAGGACGTTTTAGAACAAGAAGAGTTCTTCGAGGAGAAGGTCCATTTGAATATGGTAAAGCAAGAGAAACAGCATTTCTTAATTATTTAAGAGTTCATGGTGATGATATAAAAGTAGTTGGAAATTTAGATGAATTAGGACCAATATTAATTGAAAGAGAAAAGAAGAAAAAACAACTAGAGCTACTTAGAAAACAACAGAAAGTTGCAATTGGTTTCGAGACAGATCAAAGAAAACTACAAACTCAGGGAAAAGTAAAGGGACTTAGGGCATCTGCTCAGAGAAAGTTAATAGAATATGAAGTCAAATTATTTCAAAAAATAAATAAAGGTAAAGGTATCGGAAAAAACTGGTGGCGTAAATTAGATTCTAAGTCAAGAGCAGCGTTTGAAGAAGCTAAATTATATTTTATAAATAAATTTGGGGTAAGTGAAGTTCAAGCAGATGCGATGCTACAAGACTTTGCTATGAAGGTTGGTTCTAGATATGATTTAATGACGAATCCAGAGGTATATAAACAGTTCGGAAAAGATTTTATTAATGAATATAGTGAGAGGAAAGATCAAGCATTTAATGTTATAAAGAGTGAATATAAAGAAAGGCTTCCACAGGTTAAAGAAGCAAAAAATATAATCGTTGATAAAGCTAATTTACACTTTGCAACAGTTCAAAAATTAGGAAAAGAAGTTGGCGAAGTAGTTGTAGAACAAACAGAAAGAGTTGTTGATGCCACAATAAAAACTGGCGCACAAGGTTCGGCAATTTTAGTTGAAACAACAAACAATGTAATTGAATCTGTAAGTAATAATTCATCAGTTCAAACAGGAATGGATAGAGGTAAACAAGCTGGTGTCGCATCTATGGAATTTTTTAATAATATTAATTTTGTAGGTGCATTTGATTAGTGAGGATAATAAAATATGGGAGACTCTACTAAAAAAGGATTATATCAATTTATACCCAAAGGAATAGTTGGTAATGAAGTAACTTTACAAAAAGTATTTGGGTATCCTCCGGATAATTTAGAACCAAGAACTAATGAAATAATAAAAAAATCAATGCCCCTTGTTAGATTTTTTCCATCTGAACCTAACTTTCAGAGAGGATTGGATTTATTTAACATAGTATCTAAATGGGATGATTATAAAAAACTTTTATTTGATAATGGATTTAACACCAACAATGGAAAAGGCGATGGAATACAATTAGCCTTTCTAGCTGATAATTTTCCTACTGATTCTTTTACAAATGAATATGGAGAGAACTTTTTACAAAAATTTACAAGTATGGCGTCAGAAGGAGCTCATTCTATTGCACAAATTTTTGGAGCTAAAAAGGCATCTGATGTATGGGAACGCGTACAAAAAGATTTGGGGCAAAGTGAAAATGCCGCTGCTAAAATGTTTGGTGGGGGAATGAAGATATTCGGAGGTGGTATATCCGCAGCAAAACAATCACTCTCAAACGTTCCAGGTATTGGTCGAACAACTGCCGCTGGAATAAATTTAATAGATAGATTAGCAGCTGGTGCTAGAATTGACTTCCCTATGGTTTGGAAATCAAGCGGTTTTCAACCTTCATATTCAATGACCGTTAGATTATATAATCCATTTCCTCAAAGTGAAGAAGCAACAAGAAGATTTATCATTGGTCCTATTGCTGCTATAATGCTATTAGGAGTTCCAAGAGCTGAAGATGCATCGACATTTACATGGCCTTTTTTACATAGAATAGAATGCCCTGGTTTGTTTACTTTAGATCCTGGTTTTATAAGCAACATTACCGTTATCAAGGGTGGTGATCAACAACAAATTTCATTTCAACAAAGATTAGGAATTGTGGATGTCAGAATAGATGTAGGAAGTTTATATAGCAGTATGTTAGGAGCTTCACTAAAAGTAACCTCAAGAAGACCAACAGTTTCAAATTATGTACAAACTATGGCTGGAGAAATTCCTGTAAGTACAAGAGTCTATGATAACAAACATATAGGCACTGCTTCTAAACAAGAAACAATTGGTCGTAGAGATGTAGGATTAACAGAATTTGGAGCAGATTCGTTTGGAGAAACTACTAAAATTGGAACAGGGAGGGGTGTAGGTAGAACAAATACCAGAGGGGGAATTAGTCCAAAAAGAGCCGCTACTTCATTTGGTTCAGATGATAGCCCTAAATCAAGAGTCACTGCGGCGGCAAAAGCTTTAGCTGCTGAGTTAAAGAAACTCGATCCTTTTGCTTAACATACGCTATTACGCATACATAGAGTTAGATAATACGCAAGGTAGGAATGAATGATGAATTGAGTTTGATTTGTATAAGAATTGAATGTTTTTGTATAACCTATATCTTTTAATATTTTCAGTAATAGAATATTTACTTGTTGTTTAAAATATATTCTTGCTCTAGTTCTTTTTACTGCCATCAATTTTCTAATATAACTATAATAATTCTTACCACAGAACATAGATGCATCAGTCACATCTTTAACAAACATCTGCAAAATCAATCTAATCTCATCTGCATATTTCATATCCTTCAATTGTCTTGTAACAAGATTAGCTATAACTGTTTTAATTTTGGTTATCTTCTTCGCTTCTTCCATAGCTTTATCATCAATCGTTTTATATACTGTTAATTTTCTAACAGTTGCATCAATGATTTTCTTGCCTCGTTCTTGTGTTTGTGCTTGATATGCATTAGTTTCAGGATCAGTTTCATCTGTTTGTGTTTTTAATGCATCACCTGACTTCCATGCTCTATAATAATGTTCAGCAAAACTTTTAACACTTTGACTTATTCTATGTCTAGATCCTGATATAAATTGAATAATTCCATCGATGTTAAATGTTTTAATATCTCTAGTATATTTTTTTTGTAATTCTCTTGTTAAATGAAACAAACTATTAGCAATTGTTTTCTCTCTTGAAAATAAATGTGTTTTAGTTAATGTTTCTAATGCATATGAAAACACTTCCTCATTACAAAATTGTTTAAAGTGTCTCTTCATAACATGTCCATATTGTCTAATCATATGATAGAGTAAAGTCCCGTGATATAAAGTGTTATTTCTTTTCTTTAATGCATACCACATAATAAATAATAATAGATTAGTTCCTGGTTCATTAGCAATATTAAAATTCTGAGCGATTGTTCCTTTATATGTTCTTTTGGTGAATGCTTTAATATCTTTATCAGTTAAACCAGTAGCATTCAATAACATGTGATATTCTTTTTTATGTCCAGGAATATAACAAGGTTGGGACAAATTATTCACATCACTAGAAGCCATCTTCAAAATAACTCTTTGAAGGTTTGATATGTTTATATTAGATTCTTTTAATAATGTCTCCATAATTATTTAAATATTTTCAGTTCAATATCATCCTCTGTAAAATATACATACTCTGGACCATATTCTAAAAGTTGATCTTGAGTTAAGTCTATCAAATCAAAGTTAAAAAAGATATTTGAAGCAGGTCGAATCAATCTACAATGATCTACTCCATCAATTTCTTGAACAACATCTATTATTTCAGATCTATAAAGATTAATTTCAATACCAAACCTATCTGAAAACGCATTTACCAAGGTCTCCCGTACAGTATTAGCAAGAGTAGTAATTGAACCGGTGTATTCCTTAGTTTGAAACACATCTAATTCTAATTGTAATGGTATTAAGTAATTAGGTAGTATCCATCCTCCAGCACCATAAATATATTTAAATCCTTTAAGATCTACATATACCATATCATCTGTATTCGGTGTTGTATACACCCAAGTAATAGAGGTTGAATCTCCAGCAGTTGAATCATATACTGTTCTGGTACATTCAGCAATATCATTATCATGCCCTTCAAATTCACCTCTACCATTTAATACAATATATCGTTGTCCCGCAGTACATTGAGTTCCAGCTGGACCGCATGGATCCCCTGGCTCAGATCTAAAATCAATAACCGATTGGGTGTTAATATCATTGAGTTGCATATTCTGCATACGACCGGTTGTATTACCAAATTTTATATTGACAAAATCGGTCATCATTTTATAATCTTCAAATGTCATACTTGATAATAATGTTTGTAAAATTTGAGTTTCAAATTCTTGCTGATCGACTCCATCATAATATTCTTTTTCAATTACAGGAATATCATATACAGTATGGTTAGTTCCATCTGTAACAACATTTGATCTTGTATAATTCACTAATGACTGTCTCAAAATGAAAGTATTTTGATATCGTCCGATTAAACCTTCAGTTGGATGTTCAAGTGTAAAGAAATATGTTAATTCACCTTCATCAATTACATCATAATCTGGAAATGTTAAAATAAATTCACTCGCAGAAGAGTCGTTAACCATATTATATTCTGCACCAGTTTCTAAAATTAACATTTTTGCAGTAACTGTTTCAGGATCGGCTGCTGTAGAATTATAAAGCAACCTAAATTCAGCCTGATTAGTCCCAGAGGTTGCCACAACTAAATTATCTGCATATAAACTATATTCAGAATTAAAACTTGTAACTAAAGTAGTTGGTTGTTCAATTTGAAATAAAACATAATTATAATCTGCTACAGTATTAAGTTCATTAATAGTCATATCAAATAAAGTATAAAAGTCAACTCCATCAATATCTATTATTGTTTTTCTAGGAACTGTAGTAGTATTAAAAGTTTCAAATGCATTTCTAGTCGGAACAATTAAGTTTTGATATATAAGAGTTATAAACAAATCTATCTCATTAACCTTTATATCAGAACGTTTTAATACAGGAAGTGAATTTGGTCCTATTGGTGAGTTATCAATAATGATATTTGAATCAATATAATCCTGTTCAGTTACAGTTCTTTCTAAAGCAGTAATATTAGAAATTGCATTACGTCTAACTTCTTCAACCCCTTCTTCATCAGATCCACCAGTTGCAGCAGCTGTATTTACAACACTATAACTAACTAATTCTGTAACTCCTGCATCAGTTTCATTAAAAATTCTATCTCCGCTTCGTATTGATCCAGAAATAACATTTCCATCATCACCTTCTGTAAGTGTTAAAGTAACACGAACAGTACTACCAGCTGGGGGTTGATAACCAATAATACCATTACCAAATGATAAATTTATTCCTGTATCATTTCTTATGGAAACATATCCTTTTGTATTCTCATCCATTAAATATAAACTACTGTATTCTGCATATGTATCCCAACCAGTTTCCCCAGGTTCTCTAATCTCAACTAAAATTGAAGCTAACTTTGCATCAAAAGAAACCGGGATTGAATAAAATTGATATATTTGAAGATCGGCAGGGATTTGAAATTCTTGAACATCTAGAGTTAGTTGTCTAAAATTCAAAGAAAATGAGAAGCTATCATCTTCTATTACAACTGGTATATTGAAAACTTTAGTTCCCTCTTGAGCTGTTATAACAACAGATGAATTACCTGTAACAGTAATTGTTGTTTTATAATATGTAGCAAATTCAATCCCATCATTTGCTCTTACTTTAAATCTTTCTGGTATTATAAATTCTGTATTTGTATCGGCAAATCCGAAAGGCATAGTGAATAAAACATCAACATTAGCAAATGATGCCAAACTACCATTATATCCTAGAAATGCAGCTAAGTTATAAATTGATTCTGGGAGTTGTGCTTTGGTAAGAAAAAATTCACGATAAACAGATGTTTGATAAAACATTAGATTACTTGTAAGAGTAGCTAACGCCTCTACGATGAAAGAAAGGAAAGATGACTTGACAAGATCAACGTTTTCTAATTCTAGATATTTCTTTAATTCCGCTATGATCATATTTCTATTTTCTTCTCTAGAACTATATACCTTTTGTGAAACAGGTTGATCTGCCATTTTAATATCCTTATACTAGATAGAATCCACTATTTGAATCAAATAGTTCACGTTTACATCTATCTCGTAATATTTGATTTTTGCTTAGAAGTTTTGTTAAATATTCAGCATCTTCTAGCTCATGAATTTTTTTATCATATTCATAGAATGTATATGTATTCAATACCTGTTTATTTAAATCATTTTCAGTAATACTTTGTTCAACATCCACTTTCAATTTCCAAAATAATCTATCGGCATTGACAGACTTTTCAACTCCCGAAATATTATATATTGGGTATGTATCATTAACAGGTCTTAAATAAGCTGATTCTAATTTTATTTTATCGTTTGGTAAAGGTGTAAAGTTATAAGTACTTGGAATAACAAATCTAGTTTCATTCTCTTTTATATACCCGATATCCTGACCATCAAATGCAGTAACGACATCCTCAATATAATATACTGGAAGTAATAATATTTTATCCCATATGACCCCAGAAAATTCACCAACTCTATCATATGAACCTCCGAAAACTTGTTCATCTTCCCATATGGTTTCTTCTGCATTAATATGATAATAGGTCGTTAGAAATGCAACTACATCCTTACTATAAAAATCATAAATCAATCTTTGATATTCATGAATGTAGTCGTATATTCTAGTATATTTTTGTGTTGACATTATGTGGCTGTCCTCGTTAAGAAATCAGCAAATGTGGTATCATCAAATTTAACATCTAATGTACCTTTCTCACCTTTATAGTTTATATATATTGATATTTCAATTCTTCTGCCATTATTTGAAATACGAACTTGAACATCTTCAATTGATGCTCTATCATCATATAAATTAATTCTATCAATGACTTCTCTTTTTATACTTTCAACAGTAGATTCATCTGCTGGTTCAAAAACATATTTATATAAATCACTACCAAATTCGGGATCATGTAAATATGTTCCTCTTGGAGTCAGTAATATATTATTCCATGAATTTATAATAACATTTAAATCATTTATTCTTTTAAAATCCCCAATAGATGCGATAGTCGAAAGATAATCACGCAAACGTTCTTCTGAACCAATAACTTGAGTATTGAAACGATCAAGTAAATTTGCCATAATTATCCGCCCTTAATTTGTTCCTCGATCATCTTTTTCTTATCTTCTTCTAAGTCTGTTTTCCATTTGAGGTAATTATAAAATCTTTTAATCGGCATATCTACAACATCCTGATACCCTTGTTTACTCAATTCCATACATGAAAATATGTTCATTTCAAGGGTTGATCTGTATTTATTGATCGAATCAGAAAGTGTAGACCATGCGAAAAAAGTTTGCTACAAGATCTAGATCAATTTCTTCCTCTTCCCCACAATGAATACAATTACTTTTCATTTTAAGAGAGATTCCGTATTTTCCAAATCTGTCCCTATATTCTTTATGAACCTGCCTTTTATCCCTAGAAGGTAATGATAGATATGCATCTACAATATCAGATCTTTCTGAATATACAACTGTATCACCCTCATCCGGTGTTTGTTGAAAATTATCAATAATCAAAGTTTCTGTTATCAGATCCATGCTCTTATCAACACTTCCAACCATACTTTTAATTCCAATCATTTCTTCAAACAACGTAGGTTGTTTTATAGTACATATAACACCTTTAGTTGCAACAAGTTCGATTGGTATTCTTTTAGATAAGATATCTTTATCTGGATATGGTAGGTAGTTGAATGTTGATGAAGCTTGAACAGTAACTGGATATTCTTTATTACAACTACCGCATGTAACATCATAATTCCTTATTTCTTCATAAGAAATATGATATAGTCCGTATAAAAGAGCATCTCTATCTTTCAATGTAACAGCTTTTAAAAAGCTATCATAATCAGTTACTTGTTCAGGTTTTTGTACGATGGAGTCAAATATGCATTTGTTTAGATGTTCGTGAATTTTATTGGGAGTCATTAAACTCCCTTTGAGTCTTTCCTCTTCTTTGACGTTCAACGATCTCACAGTAAATGAAAGATGCGTCTGTGGTGTGATAACTTCATATTCCGGTAACTTCACATCAAACCCTTTAAACATGGTACGTCCTCCTTTCAATTCGAGTCTATATAATTATTTCGGTACTGTAACCCTCAATAAATTATCCTTTAATTATGAGGGATGGTCTCCCACCCCTCATTATATTATCTATATCTTATGCAGCAATTTTTGCAGCTTTAGCTTTAAGAGCTTGTACTTTTGCAGCAACCCCTGCTTTACATTTTTCAGGGTTTTTAGATTTGGCACATGTTCCGGAAGCTGATTGAATAGCAGCAGCTTGTTTCATAATTGCTTGTT